AATCCATAATATATTGATATACTATAAACATTTTGAATTAACGAGTAACCCAATCATTTGTTAATTCATTAATTTCAGTAGAATAATGTGTTTCTATATTTTTTAAATTTTTAATATCATAATTATTTACAAGATTAATTCCACATCCTTTTCGACCCCATCGTCCACTTCTACCTATACGATGTAAATAACTATGAACATTTTTAGGTATATCAAAATTAATAACTGTACTTACTTGTTGAATGTCAATTCCTCTTGACGTAATATCACTTGATATTAGAATTCTTTTTTTTCCACTTTTAAATTCATTAAAATTATTATTTCTCGTTTCTTTGTCTAATCCACTGTGAATATAAGAAACAGGATAATTTTCTTTGATCATATCATTATATAATCTCTCTACACGCGGAATACTATTACAATAAATAATAGTTTGACTAACTGTTAGAGATGAATATAAATCACATATAACATCAAATTTGTTTTGATCATTATCGATATTAATATAATATTGTTTGATACCTTCTAATGTTAGAGATTCTTTCTTGACTAAAATTTTTATTGGATCCCTCATGAATTTTGTACTAATTGTTTCTACTTCGGAAGGAATCGTTGCAGTAAATAAACAAACCTGAATATCTTGTGGTAAATATTTAAAAATATCATATAATTGATCTTTAAATCCTTGTGATAACATTTCATCTGCTTCATCAATTATAAGCATTTTTGTATGTTGTGTATCTATTACACCGCGTGTAAACATATCATATAATCTTCCAGGAGTAGATACAATTACATGAGGTATTTCATATTTTAGATGTTTAACATCAATCTCACTTTTACTTCCACCAACCAATAGATGTAATTTTAACCCCTTCATATGAATTCCTATTGCTTTTATTACGTTCATAATTTGTTCTGCTAATTCTCTAGTAGGAGCAAGAATAATAGATTGTGTATAATTTAAAGTTAAATCAACCTTTTCTAAAATACCCACTGTAAAACATCCAGTTTTACCTGTACCTGATTGTGCTTGTGCTATGAGATCTTTTGTCCCTAACATAGGAACTATTGCTTTTTTTTGAATCGGACTTGGGTTTTCAAATCCATATGAATAAATTCCACGCATTAAACTTGTTTTACAGTTTAAATCTTCCCATGTTTCAATTTCGTCCATTTATATAATTTATAACTTATGTTTAATATTAAACATAAATTATATTATTATTCTATGATTACATATTCCATTGAAGAAATAAAAGATTATATATTAAAAAATAACATTAAAGAAAATAAAGTTTTAAAAGAAAAATTTAATATATTAAATGATAAAAATAATATAAAAAAGGTAAAAAAAGTAAAAAAAGGTATTCATTATCACAATGATATTATAATTAATATTATGAATAAAATAACTGATTCCACATTTGAAAATATGAAAGAAGAGATGATTCAACATTTGAAAAATATTGAATGGAACGAAACAACGATTCCATTAATAGAAACTATTTTTTCAATTAGTAGTAAAAATTGTTTTTATTCCAATTTATTTGCTTTATTATATAAAGATATTATTGAATTTCACCCATTATTTAATGATATCATGATTAATAATACAAAAACAATATTTAATTTTATAGATGATTTAATGTTCGATGAAGATAATTATGATTTATGGTGTGATGAACAAAAACGAATTATAGACGAACAATCATTGTGTATTTTCTATATGAATTTATATAAAATAGATCTTTTAAATGAAGAATATATACATTCTATTATACAAAATCTAATAAAAAAGATGAAATATACAAAAAAAAATGAAAATATAAATTATGAAATTGTTAACATTTTATTTAAAATGTATGAAATAGATAACACATTGAATCATAGTTCTATAAAATTTCTAAATGAATTAAAAAAACAAGATGGTATAAATAATAAAATTTTATTTAAAATAATGGATATTTTTGATATGTTTACAATGTAGTGTAAAAAAATTATATAAAATAATATATTAAAAATAATTATTTTATATTAATAATGAACGTACAAAACAATATTCTGTATCTTTATGTTGAAAATGATGATCTAAAAGAAAAATACAAAGAATATGTAGAAAAACATAATTCAGAAATTGAATTGAATTATCCAAATTCTGGGTTTGATCTTTTTTTTCCAGAAGACATTACTTTTGGAGAAGGCGAAACCGTTTTTGCAAATATGAAAATTAAATGCGAAATGCATCGTTGGACTATGTTTGATAGAACTTGGAATCCAACAGGTTATTATTTGTACCCTAGGTCAAGTATTTCAAAAACATCATTAATTTTAGCAAATCATACAGGTATTATTGATAGTGGTTACCGAGGTAACATTATTGGAGCATTTAAAAATTTATCTGTAACATATGAAACAAAAAAATTTAATAGACTATTACAAATTTGTTCTCCTGATTTAAAACCTATACATGTAAAAATTATAGATAGTGAAGATTTTTTTGATAAAACTGATAGAAATACAGGTGGTTTTGGTTCTACTGGTTTATAGAGTCGGTTCTGACTCTACAATTTTATATAGTTCTCCCTTTTCATTAATATTTTGTGTTAGTATATTTCCTGATTCTTCCGCCTTTTTAATATTATCTTCAATCGCCTTTTCTTTACTTTCCTTAACTCTTTCATCAAATTCATTTTTTACCTTTTCGTCATTTTTATTCTTTTCACTCATAAGTGTATTTAATTCTTCTTCTAGATATTCAACTCTACCTGTTTTGTATGCTTCTGGATGAAAAGGTACCCATTGTCCAACTGGACCAATATATACATCATGATTTGGGTCTACCTTTCTGATATTTTTACATTGTAGTTCTGCTTCTTCTTGTGTTTCATATGAACCTCTAACTTTAATTCCTCGTACATTTGTTTGAAACATATTATCTTCTGTAAAATTTTTCTCTAGTTTTGTTTCATTTACATCCAGAAAACTTTTATATTCATCCTCAATTGTGGTAGAAAAAAGATTATCTTTTTCTGTTTTACAGAACTCTTGTAGATCCTCTGTAAGTTGTGCAACAGGAAGATCATATTTATAAGAAATAAAACTCATAAAATGAGTATATTTATCAAGAGATTTATTCATATCCCATTGTTTTAGATATTCTTGAAAGAAAAAAACTTCTTTTTTTTTTAGAATTTTTTCAGGAGAAATAAAAGAGAGACAAACATATTTTTGTCCAGCAATTTTTTTGTCTTCGTCAAGAACATCAACGTATTCTTTATCTTTTTTTGTAAATTCCATTACCTATAAATAATTTTTATTTTTAAGTTAAAATAATAATTATATCATTATATTTATATGGATCTTCTTGATTTAACCGAATTGTTTAAAAGAACTTTTAAATATATTATAGAGGGTTTTATTGTTGCTATTGCTGCTTATTCAATTCCTAAGAAAAATCTATCGATAGATGAAATTATTTTAATTGCTATTATATCTGCAATCACATTCAGTATACTTGATACTTTTATTCCTACAATTAACTATTAGATTGTTGGTATATATTCCCAACCTAATTCATTACAAATTTTTTTCCATATTTCATCTTGTTCTATTCTTTTTTCTCTATCTTTAAGCATAGGAAAATAAGGTAAAAATTCAGTTTGGTCTAATAATTCACAAAGTTTATAAATTGTATAATAATAATTTATAAAATTAACTCTATCTTGAGGACAAAATTTTGAGTAAGGTGATTGAATATCTATAAATAAATTACATAATCTATCTTCTAATTCTTGACACATAACAGGAGGTTTTATTCCTAATTTATCTTTAATAAATGGTATGTGTTCATAATATTTATTATATCCTAATTTTTTTAACATGTCTTTAGTTTGTTTATTTGTCAATGTTTGAATATCTTTTCTCTCTTTTTTTATTTGTTTTTTCATATTTATTATGATAGAATCTGGAATATAGGTAGTTTCTTTTGCCTGAAATTGGGATAAAATCTCTCTAAAATGATTTATTCTTTTATATGCATAAAAACAAACTTCTTTAGGTGGTTCATTGTATACAGGTTTATCATTTTCTATTAATATTTTTACATATTTAAAACAATGGTTACACATTATAATTCCATCACAATCCACTACAACCATTTCCCCCTTATTACATGATTTACATATATCAGTATTTACAATATATTGTTCTATATCTAAAGGACAACAATCCTGATTTAATAAATATTTATAAGAATTATTAACATTGACTTGTTTATCCGTTTTTTTTTGAATATCAAAAAAATCTGTAACTATTTTATTCTTATTGTTATTTGTATTTATATCTTTTTTTTCTTCAAAATATTCAAAAATATAGGATGAATTTTTTATATAATAATCCTTATGTTTCTTTTTTATTGATGCTATCTTTTTTTTTAAATTATTAATATCAATTAGTAATTCATTATCTTTTGTTTTTTTATGTTTATGTATTAATATTTTTAATTGTTCATAATATTTTGGAATCGTTTCTGTTTTTTCTATATTTATTTTATTAATTATTTCTTTATGTTTACAATCAAGTGTTATAGTTTTTGAATCATTGTTCATTATTAATATATTCAAAAACTTTTTAATAGTATTCGTAGGTTTAATTATATTTTTTTTGCTATGATATGTATGAATATTTATATGAATGATAAAAAGATTGATTTAAAAACTAGTAAGAAATATAAATTTATAGATAACGCATTAAAAAAAGGATGGAGGGTAGAATATAAAGATAATAATTATATTTTTACCAAGAAGCACGGAGGCGAAGAGAAGTTTTTTAATGAAAACTATCTAGATGTATTTATTCAAGAAATGATTAATTAATGTAAAAATATAATTTTTTTTTCTTTAGGCATTATATATAATGGGTGGAGGACTTATGCAACTAGTAGCTTATGGCGCTCAAGATGTTTACCTTACAGGTAATCCCCAAATTACTTTCTGGAAGGTTACCTACAGACGTCACACTAATTTCTCGATGGAATCTATCGAACAAACTTTCAA